ACTGATAATACTGCGGTTGTAGCCAATAATACCGCTGACAGCGAATAAGGAGACTAGTTATGGCCATGTTTTTCTTACGTCCTGGTGTATATTCTAGAACAATTGATTTAGCGCAGCGCCCCCGTGGTGTAAGCACCACTGTTGGTGCTTTAGTTATGAAATCAAGAAAAGGTCCTACCGAACCATTTTTAATTACAGGCGGTGTGACGCAATTCAATGAGTTATATGGCTATCCTGATACATCTTGGGGTTACGGCCATCATTCTGGATTAACAGCGTTATTAAATATGAACGCTATGTGGGTTAAGCGTGTAGTTAGAAAGGCCAAATATGCAGGCGCTATTCTAACCAATGATAAAGATGGGTCACAAGCTGAAAACACTTATCTATTACCTTATTCAGTAGGTAAATTTTATAAAAAAGACCAAGATACTACACCCGCTCGTTATACTTTAGTTTTTTCTGCTGCTTTGGTAGCGTCAAATCAGGTGCAAATAACTGCTAGTTTTAACGGTATTAATGCTGTTGCTACGGTAACATTTGCTACATCAAGCGATGATACCATGCAGGCTTTAGCTACTGCATTAACCGATGCAATTAATTCCACATTTGCATCTAGCTATGTTGCAGATGGTAAAGCTTTGGGTAGTGTTACTGTTATTAAAAATTCTGGTGCAAATAACAATGATAGAGTATTATTGGTTACTGCACCAGAAAGCGTTACCCTAACATTTACTTCGACAATTTCGGGCGGTGCTTCGCAACCTACAATAGAAGTGCATGATAATTCTTGGTTACTTGATATTTACGCAGAAAACCCTGGTGCTTGGGCTAATAATATTGGTGTAAAAATAACTGCTGTAGATCAGGGTATTAAACAAAAGCTAACATTAGTGTTTAGCGCATTGCCTGTTATCGGTAACTCATTTAATGCCACATTAATTATAAAAGGTATTAAAACAACTGTTGGGCCTGTTAACTATGTAACTAACGGTGCAGCTACAATTACTGCAATTAAAAATGCTTTGAAGACAGCATTAGGTAATACGGGTGATGCTGTTGTCGGTGCTGGCGGTCTTACTATTGATTTAATTGCGCCTGATGATGGTCCTGACGTATTTACTATTGAATCTGTTGCTATAACTGGTGGTGCATCACAACCTGTTATAACCCATAGCGAAACACGCGCGGGTGTTGCTAAAGACGACACATTTGAAATTCATGTTTACACTAGAGACAATGTGCTGTCGCCGGTTGAAAAACATGTTGTATCATTTAAAGATCAGTTAGACGGTTACGGAACACAGCAATTTGTTGAAGAAGTAATTAATTTATCCGGCTCTCGCTCTGACCGTATTCGAGTTAAATATAATGTCGCCAACGCTTCTGCCGGTTTAGCGGGAGAAATATTAACTAATGGAACGCCTATTGTATGGTTCCGTAGTGGCGATGATGGTGAATTACCCACGGCGTCTGATATTGCAAATGGTTGGGATTCTTTTGCTGATCGTTCGCAGTATCCAGTTAGAATTTTAATTAACGGCGGCGAATCTTCCGTAACTGTTCATCAAAAGATGATTATGTTAGCGGAAGCAAGAAAAGATTGTTTTGCTATATTGGATATGCCTTCTAGTTCACAGCGTATTGCTGACGCTGTTGCTTTCCGCCTTAGCAATGGATATGATTCAAGCTATGCTTATATTATTACACCTGATGTTAAAATTGTAGATCCTTATACTAATAAAACAATATTTGTTCCGCCTTCCGGTTTTGCTGCTTCTATATTTGCCTATACAGATAACGTATCAGCAGAATGGTTTGCTCCTGCTGGTCTTAATCGCGCGCTACTTCGTAACGTGCAAGGGTTGCGACAAGTTTATACCGACGGCGATCAGGAACAATTATTCCCTAACCAAATTAATTACATTATTAATCGCTACGGTAAAGGTTACACGATTTGGACGGCAGAAACTTTACAACGTAAAGCTTCGCCTTTATCCAATGTCGGCGTGCGTCGCATGTTAATTACTATCGAAGTGTTATTGGTTGACGCTTTAGATTATTCTATACATGAGCCTAATGACCCACAAACTAGATTTATTGTCAAACAGCTTGCTAATAGTCTGCTACAATTAATTAAAGACGGTCGTGGTTTACGTAGGTTTGACACCATATGTGATGACAGCAATAATAAAAGTTATCACTACGATCAGGGCCAATTAAATATAGACATGATAATGGAACCCGTTTTACCTGTTAAATTCATCAGGCTGTCGTCGGTAATTACCAAAACAGGCGCCAGTTTCTCCGAAGCCGCCGCTTTGGCTGCTGCCTCGTAATAAGGAGATAGAAATATGCCCCGTGTAGATGTTAGCAGAATAGATGGGCTTCCCGATATCCTATCTACTTCTGATTTTGAATTTATTATCGGCACAATTCCTGGTGGCTCGACTGATCGTCAAATGGTAATTAAATGCCAGCAGGTTTCTTATCCCGGCACAGGTCATCAGGCTTTTGATGTTCCTTTGCATGGGTTTATTAAAAAATTCCGTGGTCAAAAAACTTATCCTGGCACATTATCGGTAACTTACGCCGAGGATCGCACAATGGATACAACTAAGCAAATTGAAGCTTGGTTGGAATATATTGCCGGTTCTCAATCTGGCACATCTGCTGGTTATAAGCGTAATTATTCGGTAAATGATGCCACATTAATTACTTATGATACGACTGGTCAAATTGTCAGTGAAGTCGTATTTAAGTATTTAATGCCTACCGATAAACCTGATATTCAGTATGATGGCTCTAATGCACAGCCTTACATTATTAATATGACGTTTTCTTATGAGCGTTATGAGTCTTCCTTGGTATCTCCTCGATAAAATAACATTGAGTGGGGGGTGTTTTACACCCCCAACTCTTTCAGGAGATAAAATATGCCTAAAATTTTGAGTGTTGAAGACGTTGATAATTTAAATGACCCAGCTCCTAGTTGGCGCTGGGTTGTTCGTTTACCAGATATTCCTACAAGTATGGGAAAAAATCTGGAAGGTCTTGAAGAAAGAGCCTCAAGTGTCACTTTTGGCCTGGTTACAGACATTGAGTTTTCTGTCAGACAAATTGATGCTGACCAAAGATTTGGTGCTGGTGGCGTATTAAATTATCCTCGTCAGCGTTCCATAAGCAATGTATCCATTACAATGTTAGAAGATGTAAAATATTCTTGCACTAAATATATGCGGTCTTGGCAAAACCTTGTTATGGATGAAGATAACAATTACGGTTTACCAAAAGACTATAAGCATGATATTCATTTGTTTGCATTTGATTATACCAGTAATACCTCACCTATTATAACAGGTAAATTAATTGGTTGCTGGCCATTGACGTTTAGTGGTTTAAATTATAACTATACAAATAGTGGATATGTTTCTATTGTAGGAGATTTCGCTGTAGATGAAGATGTAATTGAATTTTCTTCTGGGTTTAAATTTGGTTTTGGTGATGATGACAGTCCTTTAGGTCAATTGCGACAATTTACTCAATCGGTTAGAGCGGGTGTTTCACAAGTAAGAGAAACAATTAGAAACGTAACCGCTCCTATTCGCGATGCCGTATCTTTTGTTAGAGAAACAATTAATACTGGCAGAGAAGTGCTCGATGCTGGTAGAGGAATTGTTAATGAAGTTAGAAATACTACCAGACAAGTAACTGGTATTGTAGATGAAGTTAGAGGGTTCGGCAGCGAAGTCAGAGGCGCTGGTAGATCATTAATTAATGCACCTAGAGAAATATCTAATGATCTATTAGGCGGCTTTGGCGGTATGAGTCGCCGTAATGGAATTGGTATTTCTTTAATACGCTAGTATTAAAAACGAAGGAGGTTACAAATGAACCAAAGAGTAATAGCAAACCCCTTACGCCCTAATAGGTTTGAAGAAAATAATATGCCTCTGCGCTCACCAGAGGAAGAAGCTCAATTGCAAAAACTTTTAGCAGAAAACAATGCTAAATTACCAGACAACATACCCACAAAAATAAAAGTATTAGATAATCCTGGATCTACTGTTTCTCCTAAAGAATTGGGAGACATATCTGATTCTATCATAGAAGAAGCACAAGAGAAAAACCCCGCCATACCGCCTACTCCAAAACAGGTAGAAAAATTAATAACTAATGTTTCGCCTAATGCACCTGTTGCTCCCCCGCCTATCACCCCGGAACAGCGACGTAAATTTGAACAGAAGGTAAAGGATAAAGATGAAGAAGTTTATGCCGGTAAACCAAGATTAATAACTAAACCAGTTAATCGAGACATCAATTTTCAACGAATTGATTTACTGTCAGGCTTTATATTTTATCCTTTTAAGGAGTGTATGATTAGAAAAATTAATATTCAAGATCATCTTAAACTAATGTCAGCCCAAAAGACTAGAAATCTTACATTGTTTATTGACACTATTGGCAGCACTTTAGGTGAAGGTGTAGATGTCAGATCATTGGCACTTCAAGACTTTTATTTTATATTATATTGGCATCGTTTTAATTCATATTCTTCTACTCCGTTAACTGTTAATTGGGTTTCTAAATATGGTAACAATAACACATATAAAGTAAAAAGCACGTCTATCAAATATACGCCACCTAAAATAACCGAAGAAGAATATAATGAATGGTTTGCTAGAGGCTATTCCATACCTACGGTTAGAGATACTGAATTATTTAATAGAGAAAAACTAAGCGATGAAGATTTAGAATTGGCGTTTAGAGCACAGTTTTTCTCTGGCTATCATAGTGAGTTTGATAGTTCTAATGGTGCTATACCCGATCTTGATGATAAAATAAAACATATGCTGGAATTAAATGCTGACAGTGTTGATAGTCTTGGTTTAGTCAATGAATTTATCGAAGCAACGCAGTTTTCGGTAGCCGAATACATAGATGTTACTGATGCAAAATTTGATGTGGAGAATTGGAAGAAAGAATTAGAAAAAAGAATTGAGTTAACCCGAGAGGCGGCAGAACAATTAGATAAAAACTCTCCTGAATATTTTATAGAGTTGGAAACTATTAGTTATATTCAGAATGAAATAGATGAGATCAACGCAAAATTGGAGAAAGGAGGCAAGGTATTACCCGATGTTGAGCGTGTCCCGCTCAAAATCGAAATCCTTGATATGTTTCCCCAGATATAGTGAAGCTGCTATAGAATCTCGGCGTTATAATTTAATGTCGCATTTTAAAGTTTATATGGATGATACTACACCAATATCCAGATTATTATACCATTCAACAAAACTATATGATGACATTAAAAAAGCAAATGAGAAAGCAGCGGCGGAAGCTGCTGCTGCGTCTGGAAGAAAAATAACGTTTAGAACAAGATAAAATGTCAACAGTAAACTAGGTCGAGGTTTACATGAACCAAATACCTTTAATCAATACAAGCGATGCTAGATTAAAACAGTTATATCGTTTAGTAGGGCAATTACAAACCGGCAAAGAGCAGGCTTTGCAATTTCTTCGTTCTAGAGCATTGGCTTTAGAGAATAGAATAAGAGAAATAAAAAGCATATTTATGTTCAAAAAACAAGTAAATATTGCGCCGCAGGAAGTTGTTTTGTTGGTAAAAGAATTAGATGATTTACAAGATTCATCTGAAAAAGTGTTTCAGGAATTTTCTGAAAAATCTCCAAATAGAACTGTTCAGTTGTTGTTAAATAAAATAATAAAAAATGCTCAAATTTACAAGCAAGAGTTAATTAAAATTGGCGCTAGGCTTCTTGCTGCTAGTAGGCAGTTATATCCGAATCTGATACAAATATCAGAAAAATTAAAAGACGTAGCAGAACGTAAAATAAAAGTAGAACCTGGTGTTGCTGTTCAATTAATTAAACGCGCTGGTAGTAATATAGTTAGATATGCATTATTAAATAGTAGTATTGTTAATCCTAAATTACGTAAACGGAAAGATATTACTGTTCCTGATGAATTAAAAACGTTTCGTAATTATATTGATAACCAAGAAAGCTATATTAGGCGTCTTAATCGTGATGATTACAATGCAATACATAGAAATCGTTTTGAGTCATTTAATATAGTAGATGAACGGCGCCGAGCTTTAAATAATTTGCGTAAACAAATTATGACATTTAAAAATAGGTATAAAGAAATATGGTGGCGGAATAAGTTCCGTATGCCTATTGATGTTTCGCCAGCAGATTTACAAATTATGATGAATCAGCTTGATTATATTGCTGATAGTGCTGTTGAACTATTCGAGGAATTTAAAGAAAGAAGACCAGATAGAGCTACGCAATTAGAATTAAATAGTTTAATTAAAACTATAGATCAATATAAAGAACAGTTGATTAACGCTGGTATGCGGCAAATAGCTGCAAATAAACATTTATATCCTAGTATCAATCAATTGATAAATTTATCAAATGATTTGGCTAATAGAAAAATACGAGTAGATCGTAGTGCTTTGAACCCAATTAATTTAATCAAACGTTTAGCGCGCACCGCTTATAGTAGAATGTTTAGACCAAAATTAACTTCTAGATTAAATTTAAGTGATGATCAATTTCTTTTTGCCGAAACCATTAATAAAGATTATAAATTTCCTACTTCTGGCTATAGAAGCGGATTTAGGCATAGTAGATATAGTAGGATGGATGACGATAATTATCGCAATAGTATGGGTATTGGTGGCGGAGGCATGTCAGATGAAATGGCTGAAAGATTCCTTCGCTTTGAACAAATAAAAAATGATAGATTAAATTCTCTAGAAAAACAAAAGTTGTCGCTTTATAAAAAAATGACACAGCGTGATTCTGAACACCAAGAATGGGAAAAAGAGTATTGGGAGAAATTCCAAAAAGATTTATTTAGAAAATTAGATAATCTTGGTAGCTCTTTTGGT